ATCATAACCTTTACCTGTAGCTAGCCCTAGCGTCCAAGCGTCATCAATGTCGCTTGCAAAGGCTGTCTTCCAGTCAGAGTTTTGTCTGTCACCAAAAATTCTTTTCGATTCACGAATTGCTTCGATTTCGTCTTTCTTTTCAGTAAGATCAGTTCTAAGTTCATTAACTACTTTTTCAAGGTCTTCATGTTTTTCTGAAACACGTTTTTCAACGTCTTGCATAAGCCTTTCAGCTCCAGACATTCCAACTTCTACTATTGTCTTAACTTTTTCTGCTTCAGCCTCTTCAACAGCTTTTTCTTGAGCTTCTAACTCAACTGCTTCATCGACTTCGGCTTGTTCTTTAGCTTTTTGTTCAGCTTGTTGCATAGCAATTTTTGCAGCAGTTGCTTTCGCAATTTCTTCTGCATATGCTTTCAAGTCTACTGTATCTTCAGCTTTAGTGTCCTTAGACATATTAGTCTCCTGGTTTGAGGTTTTAACCTCATCTTGTGGCGTGCCAACTTCATCAATATTAACTGTGTCTGTTGGTGTAGCCATATTATTAGATATAAAAGTTTTCTTAAACTCTTCGTATTCCTCTTGAGAATCAAAAGATTTCGCAATGGAAAACATAGCAGTTTGGTTAGCTGGAACGCTAACGACTGATACCTCGAATAGTTCGGCGTCTTTTATCTTATACCCGTCAGTTTCGTCATTATAATCAGCATCCTTGACTCTGAAACCAACGGAAAAGGCTCCAAGAACACCGTCTTTTATTAAATCTTTAATTTCGCCTGCAGATTTAGAGATTTTTGCTCCCACCTCTAAACCTTGTTCGCTAACTTCCATAGAAGTAGCGCGACCAATCGGCTTATTATAGTCATGATTAAACAAAATTATTGGATTTTGTTTGAAATTCTCCAATCCATTTGATTTTGTCCATGCATCATGGTTAATAACATCTCCAGTTCGATCTAAAGCATTAGTAGATGCCAATCCTGAGATTTTTATACTACCGTCTTCGTCCTCGCCTAGAGTCTTAAAAGTGTTAGTCCAATGAAAAATTTTCTCCATTATCTACCTCACTTTTTAGCTTTTTTGGGAGCTGCTTTTGCTGTCTTTGGAGCCGCTTTCTTTGGTGCTACAGCCGCTTTTGGGGCTGGAGCAGGAGCTGCTTCAGGGTTAGCTTTGGCCCATTGGTCTGGAAAGTTTGTTTTTATCATCTGAGTCATACGAGACCAAGACCCAAAGGGTCTTTTCGCTACCATATATCTTATGGGAGTGTCTTCGGCTGCTTTATACTCAGAAGGATTTAACACACTACCTTTTTCAGCAAAGTAATCTGCTAGTTGTTTAAGTACTGCTTTCTTGTTCGCCATTATCCTGTTCCTCTTCTTGTGGTGGTTTTCCACCTTCTTCGGGGTTCGCTGCTGAACCCGCTATATTTGCTGGGACTCTTAAATCATCGTGTCCTTCTAAAGGCTCATGACCTAAGGCTTCCCTAGCTTCATTTGGTGCCATAATGCCAGTATTTACAAGAGTAGCATAATAAGATGCTTGATCTCGTAACTCTGGTTGCAATGCTGGAATATCTGTTATATCCTCTGTTATTGCAAACCCAAAATACCTTTCAAAAGCATAACCAATTTTTCTTACTATTGGAAGTATTGTCTCCAGATAGTATAGCCTGTGGTTAGGTCTAATGTTAGCATTATTGCCTCCATCTAAAAGAATAGGTGGAACACCCATTGCTTCTAGAATAATTTTCTCATTCGCGTTGATAGAAGATTGAAAGTCTAATTCTTTAAAGTTAATTTTTGTTAGATCATCGACTTCAATTCCACCGTCTAAAATAAGTGGCCTTTTACCGCCATTTTTAGGATTATACCTAGTAGACCAAGCTTGCAGCATTCTTTCTTTGATTCTCTCAGAAAGAGTGTTAGGGCTTTTAAGTACTAATCCTGGTACCGCTCCATTCTTGAAGAAGTTATCTTGAAACTTCCTCATATTATCTAGTAAATACATAGTTCGATATGCTGGTTTTAATCGTGGTACTCCTCTA